TTTTACTTTATCGTCATCTACTGCAGGCTCTGAAGATTTTGACGAGGTTTCGATATCATCAAAACTAATATCATCATCATCTTCAGCCTTAGTAGCTGCTGGTTCAGGTGTTACTGGTTCTGGTGTTGAACCGTCAATACCATGGTAATGCTCATTAAGCATTGTCGTTAGTTCATCGTAGCTTTTTACTGGAAATACACTCTCAAGATCATATACCTTATCATATACCTCTTTTACTGTATCTGCAGTAACACCAGTAAGACTAGTCGGTCCTGCGAATCGCGAACTAACATAAGTCGGATAACCACCTTGCTCTTCAACCTTAACCTTCAAACTACAACCGTTTTTAGTAAGATCAAAAATACGCTCACCAAACTCATCAGCGTCTTCACCTTCAATAGCTTCCATAATAATTTTATGGAGTTGTCGTCCGAAACGAAGGATCTTAACCTTACCTTCGTTTTCTGGGTTCTCAGGATCCTTAGCCACATATACATTAATGAGCCAATTTTCCTTTCGATTTAAAGCCCGGGCGGCTTCTTTCTCTTCTTCCGTACCAGTTCTAGAGATCTTATATCGTGCTTCTGCAATCGGATCTCTTTCACCCCATGTTTGGGGGCTAATAGCGCTCTGAAACTGTCCAGTCGCCTCACTCACCCATCCATGTGAATAATAATGGAAAAATGTTTTACTTGGGTCCTTTACAACTGGGACCAATCGTAACACATATGTGTTACCCGTCTTCAACCGCATAATATTGCTAGTTGTGCTACTGCCGTGCGCTGGCTTGGCTAGCGCGTCCTTAATTGATGCAAACATACTCGTCGTCATATTTTTAATATTTTATCTATTGTTTTTATAAGTTTAATACTCAGTGGTTTGATTTTCTTCGAGAATGTAAATCTCGTTCTCAAACTGCTCAGCATATTATAGAACCTTTTGTAAACAAATTCAACTACATTTTTTTCTAGATGGATTTTACTTTCACATAAGTCGAGAGAGATTAAACTATACAAACTAACGTTACCCTCTTTAAGATCTAAAATATAATTAGGATACAACCCTTTTTGTAGATTTAGATATTCTTTGCATGATTTAATATTATTATCTATACATTCTTGATAGATATATTTCATGCTATTTCTTAGTCTAGTAATATTAAACGGATGGTCGGCATCTGTAAGTTCAATTTCTTCAATATATTTTCTATATGCTGATATAGCTCCGAATGTACTATAAAATTTTAAAGGTACAAATTTTTCGGAATATAGTTTGTATGGAGCTGAAAAAAATAACTCAGCATCAATCTTTTTGTTTTTTAACGTTTTAGATACCTTTTTAACTAGTACGAATTTTTCATCGTCTAAATTATTAAATTTTTTTCTAGGAGTAAATCCCTTGTTCGCTCTAGTGGTTTTAAGATAAGCGTTATATATGTTTTGCTCATATACACTCAGCTGGTTATCGGTCATAGGTTAAGAGAGTTCTTTTTTAAAAACTTTGTAATATACTTGCTCTTATACAAATATGGGTCATGCTGTAAAAAGATCTTCACTAATTCAAAATTAGTGTCTATTACAAGAGATTCTTTAAATAATTCTCTGTATTTTTTTTCTTTAAGAACTAGTAAGAAGACGTTAGCTAAATTCAGCTTTTTATTTTCACAAATAGATATAAAGCTACATAGTGTTAAAAACTTATGTACAATATCTTTACGATCTAATAATGTATATGGATCATCCATTTACTGGTATAAAGGTCTTACTTAACGCCAGAACATTTTCATTTAAAGAACCACCGGCGGCGTATTCGTGACCACCTCCATCACATATCTTTTGAGCGAATTTTCCTAAGTTTAGGTCTGTTTTTCTATTTTTACGTAAATACACTCTATTGTTTTTTAGATTTATCATTAAGCATACATCACAATCATTATTATCAATAATATATTGACACAAGTCGTTGACATACTCGTGTGCAAATGTACTAATAAATTTATATTTTTTACCTCCAATACTTAATGTCGACTTGTATAAGGAAACACTGTCTCTAATTTTTTTAAATTTATAATAATGATAACTTATAATCTTATTTTGTTCGTTAGTGAACCCGTGAAAACCAGATTCAAAATCAGTAATGAAATTTTGTAACTTATCTCCGTTCTTATACCAAAACAAAAAATTTAACTTATTACTCTCTGGAAACTTTAATTCATAACAATCATAATCATTAGCAAGGGCAATTAGTTTCTTTTGCTCGGTAGTAAGATTAGCATTATCTTTATAATGCCGATATATTAGCTTACTACATGAAGTACATTCCTTGTCAATTATAGTTGTTGCGTTTTTATATTTCTCTTCATGAGATTTATGATGATCAAATATAGTTACATTCTTTTTATCAATAAGATCTTTTATTTCCGTGGTATCTAAGTCAAAGAAATAAACATTTTTGTAGTCTGATATTTTATTACGCTTTAACCATCCTAGAAATTTTTCTCTTAAAGATGAGACTTTAATAGTAGCTACTTTTGGTTTAGTTTGGGTTAACCAGCAATATGCTAAATAACTACAGCCCCCATCTAGATCTAAGTCTGTAAAGATTATTTCATTCTTTAACATTGTATATACTTACACGATTCTCCCGAATTGTACAGCGTCATCTTCCGCTGCATTTATATCGTCATTAATATTAAGATCATTGTTCTCTGTAAGAGTTAATGTATTATAGTCAATACTTAATCGAGTGCTACCGGAATTAGACCCAAAGCGATTTTTAATTATACCTATATGCAGGGCGTTGTCCTCTTCATCTTCCTCTGTACGCCAAATACTAACAATTGCATCGGCGGTTGACCCTAATCCATAACTCTCACCAATAGATTCTAACCCAGGTCCTCCAGGAGTATTACCGTACCCGGTTCGATTGACTTGGGTTGCTGATATAATTGGGCATTCAAAAGTATAAGACATGGCTCTTACTAGTTCAGATATATTCTTAATTCGTTCGTATGAATTATTACCATATGTACTAGCCATTAAATTTAGATAATCTAATATAATAATATCTGGTTTAAACTGTTTGTTTATCAGTTTCTTGACAAACCCTTCTAATTGAGGAGGTGTAATAGAATTTGGTGCGAACTCTTTAATAATCATATTTGCTCCAGGGTGGCGCATTTTAAATTTATTAACGCTTTCTCGTAACCCTTCAATATGACTATCTAAGTGGTTTATAGGCAGCCCTGTAAGTCTAGATGTAATTCTCTTACTATAAATCATTTCTGACATTTCGAGAGAAACAACTAATACATTTTTACCTTCAGCTGCTGCTGTAGTAGCTATATTACTAAGAAAAATAGATTTACCAACATTTGTAGGTCCTGCAAAAATATATAAACATCTACCGTCCTCTAAGAACCCTCCTCCAAGCCGCTCATCTAACCAATCCCAACCCGTTTTAATTTTATTCTCTCGTGTTGTTAGATTAATTATATGTTGCTCTAGATCTTTAAAGTAATTATGTCCAGTGTTTGTAGTAATAGAAATGTTACATGCTTTATTAAATTTCTCATGTATACTCTTTATGTCTCTCTCTTTACTGTCAACGATATCTAAAAATGTATTAAATACAGCTTGTTCTTGAAGAAACTTTTCTGTGTATAAATATAAATCATCAGATGTGAGATCAGATTTTAAATCATTAGTTAAAGCTCTACTTTTATCATAATGTTCTTTTAGTTGGTCAGTATTTAGATATAGCTCTAATTCAGTTCTTGAGGGACGCTTATTGTTCTTCTTATATAGAGCTTGTATTAATTTAACAATCTGTTGAAAGTCTTTATTTTTAAAGAACTTATAATTAAGATTATCAATAATAGAATTTAGATATATATCATCTTCAAGACAGTTCTTAAAAACAATTTTTTCTAAATATTCGAGATCTATATCTAAGTAATTATTTTCGCTTGTTAGCATGTTCGACAAGAGTATTATAGAAGTACTCCTCTGATTTGCTATACTCTTCTGTGATTTGGGTTAGTCCTGGAGATTCATGTATGACTTGAATAGGTGCTGTTGTAAGACGCATACCTGCATTAAAACAATCGAAACAAAATTTTAAATCATAATGATGAAACCCTTTAATATTTTTATCAAACGTAATGTTGTTTTGTGCAACAGACTTTGTTCTTACAGCTAGAAATAGCCCGTCTAATAATATTACTTCACGAGGCACAGGGCCAAAAATAGTATGACTGTATGAGGTCTTATCTGTATAATGAGAGACTA